AAGTTGTTACTGCTGCTGCTGTTGCGCTCAAGGTTGCCATGTATAATGTTAAGCCTGTAGTCCCTGCCATTACAGTACCCGTTGAAGATAGATATTCCCATGCTCCACCTCCAGTGTGTGCTTGGGTTGCAATAGCTGTGTTAGTTCCTGAGCCTACGTCCCATAAAAGAATACGCGCATCATCTGAGTTTGATTTTACCCACGCAGATACAGTTAATGTTCTGCCAATAAAAGTTTCAGGAAACTCAAGGATTTGCCTACCGCCTATCCAAGAACCAGCATGACCTGTAGTGACTATGTATTTTTGTGTTTTACAAACAGCACCATTTACAGTATCGGATGAATGAGTAATAGTCCCATCTATACTTCCACCGCTTTTACCAGCAATCCACCTGTCTAACAAATATGAATTATGTACAAAGTCTAGTGCGCTGGTGTATGTCCCACGTTGGCTTATTCGGTTACCACCATTAATAATAAGGTTCTTACGACCAGCCCTAGCTGCGGTGTCTCCTGCTACTATCTCTGCTTGCAGCCCTGTGTAATCCGAGTTTTCTCTTGCCTTGGTCATGGGCTATTCTCCTGCTGCTGAGGCTGCTGCGGCATTACGCTGTGCTGCGGTCTGTACATCTGCTGCTAGTACCACTGCATCTTTATCTGCGGGTATGCTGGTGATGCTAGGGTCTGCTGTCATACGAGCCACTTCTGCTTCGTATATTTCATCCATAGCAATGCGGCATCGGTTGTGTACTGCGTTCTCTGCCCATTCTTGAGGTGATAAAGCAACGTAGGCCAAACCTTTTTCTTGTGCGTCTGTAAGTGTGATTGTGATGTTCATTATTTTGTCCCTTGTTATCCGATTAGGTGGCCGTTAAAACTTTGGTAGTTATTACCATAAATAGACTCATTAGAGGTGTGTCCGATTTGAACATAATCATTTGCAGCTAACGATACAAGAAGACTTATTGACCAAGCGTTCCAACTTGTACCTGAAGTTGAAGAATAATGGGCGTCACTACCACTGATGGTAGAACCATTTTTATACATTCTTAAATGGGCATTGCTAGTAGCCCCATTTATCATAGTCCTATAGTTAAATTGGTATACTCCAGCAACAGGTGCTACAAAACGCTGACCTGATGTGCTGTAGTGATTGCCTGTATTAAGTCTTGTAGTGTTTATATTTGTGGATGAAATGCTAGTTCCACTGGAATACGCATTTTGATTAGAATAGGCATCAAAGGCTGGCTGCAAAGGCTTGGTGACTATGCCAGCATTATCAATCGTCATAGCAGTAGTCCAGCTTATCGCTGCGTCTGCTGAACCGCTTGGGGCTACTCTGAAATCTATCCCACCATTGTAGGTATGAATGTCTGTTGCTCCCGAAGATGAATCCATGTACTTCCAACCAGATGTATGGCTTGTGCCATCCTGATAAGCGGCTGATGAAATATGAGAGCGGTTAATAGTTGTGTCAGATGATAAACCTAACGCAGCCCCGACTTGCAATGCTTTATGACTTGAATCCCAAGCCTCTGGCGTTACACCAACACCTACGTTTCCTGTAAACACAGGGGAAGCAATGGGAGCCTTGAGAGCCACCGCAGTGTTAGTAGCCTTTGCAGCCAACAGCGTATCAGCCTCTGTCTTACTATAATGATCTGCCACAGTAAACGTCTTCAAGGAGATCACAGTCACTTCATCGTTTAATAGCAGTGCTACAGTAAACGTGATGCTGTTGCCGTTGGTCGCTGTGAAGTCTGTTGTGTCTGTTAGTAATACGCCATTGACGTAGACTTCAATGAATCCCACTGTGTAGCTAAGACCTGTCTTTACTGTCTGTCCTGCTGTTGCTAAGAATGAGACTTTCTCTTGAGCCTTGAGACTTAATTTTGCTGATCTGCCTAGATAGCTCATGTCTTACTCCGTGGCTGGTAACAATGCTTTCAAAGCTGCTGCATCACTAGCTGCATCCATACTCACTTGCAATGCTGCATCGTTGGTACGGATGGTTGCCCTTGCTGCTTCTGCTGCTTCACTCTCGGCAGGGATTGTGGCCTTAATGTCTAGTGGTGCAAAGGCTGCGTTTCGTGCTGCTCTACGAGCGTCATGTGCAATGACTTTGGCTTTTGTCATGTCTACTGTAATCATGCTGCAATCTCCGTAATAATTATTTCTGATGTGCCACGTTCTTGCGCACCCCCTCCGATAGTTCTATTGGTTGCAAAAGGTGCGCCATAGGTACTTTCAGCAACTAGGGCAAAGGTTATAGCTGTTCCTATGACTGAGGACGTACTTACTAAAGTTTGAAAGTTTGCAGATTCAGGCGTTGAATCATCATTATTTCCGTCATCAAAACTGGTAACAGGGACAGTCAATCCGTGACGTGAACCTTGCCCATTTATATTCACCCTTGTTGTATTCATTTGAATATTAAATACGCAATCGTGTGCATTACCAACTTCACCTAACCATCTAACATAAACAAGAAACTTACTATTTGTGCCTTTAGGCGTGATTGCCTTTTGCATATTACCTACCACACTGTCACTTGTGGATAAAGTTTGGGTAGTCTGCGCAGTGTCTAAGTGACTAACCACTTGTAAAACTTGACCTGATTTAGACGTATCAAAGTTATCATCACCTCGTATTACTGTAGCCATTACGCACCTACCCCATCCGTCAACGTAGCCTCGTCCACTGCCCAAGCGTTACGGAATGTGCGGTCAGAAGGTACTACATCATCAGCTACAATCTTAAACTTCAAGCCTGTTGGTACGTCTTTCAAAGCAGTCTGTGCGTCAGTTAAGGAACAGTTCGCTGCGGGGGTTATTACGGCTACACTGCCGTCTGTGTTTTGGTATATGATTTTCATTGGTTTGTTCCTTTAATTTCCGAATACAATTGTGTGAATACAGTCTGCATCAACTAAAGAACTACTTGCGTATATAACATTCCTTGCTAAACCAGTGGTGTTATTGTTCTGCTCATTCATAGCGAAACCTGCTGCTGTTGTGCCGCTTCCGTTCATAGTTACACTCACCGCATAATTAGCATTTGCCATAGCGTTGGTAAAATTAACTTGATGTATCCCAGTACCAACATCTGTTACTGAGCTAACATTGTAAGAATCTCTAACTGAAACAGTATCTTTCTGGTCATAGTTGCACCAAGCCTTAGCCATACGTTTATCTAACGCTGGAATACTAGGCTGAGTCGTTGTGGTTCCGTCTGAGTGCAGGAGGGTGTTTGCTTTGATTGTAGACATTATGATTGGCCTCCCATTATGGCTGCGTTTACTAAATCAAAGTCTCTAATCTGGCCTGTTGATGAAAAGAAACCACATATAATAGTCACGCTACCTGTAGATACATTAAAAATAGCTGGAACTTTACCTACTGTATCCAATCTAGGATTGGCGTCCATTTGTTGGTTTCCTCCAATCACTGTTGAATAGTTAGTGTTAGCCATAGCTGATGTAAAGGTTACTGTGTAATCACCAGTACCATTATCCGTAATGCTCGATACGCCCTCAGAATCTCGGATTGCCACTGTACCTGTGCCATTAAAGTTAACCCAAGCCGTAGGTATTAACTTCTGACCTTTAACAGTAGGTATGCCACCCGTGACGTTTGTTAGATCGTTTGCTTTGACTGTACTCATAAGACCACCCACGTTGACCCAGAGGCTACTGTTACTGTGTAGCCTGAGTTAATTGTAATTGGCCCTATGGTCATACCATTCTCAGTACCAGCAAATGTAATGTTTTCTGCTATAACTTTGGCGTTGGTGCGTATAACGCTGTTGGTTCCAAGTGATGGGCCTCCGAGAGCAACGGCAGAGTTAATCTTTGCTGCTGTAATTGCACCATCTACAACCTTGGCTGTGGTGACTGCATTGTCCTCTAGGTCACTCGTACCTACAGATTCGTATGCGTTGACGTTACCTATGTAAGCCATCTATATCTCCCTATGCAATCTCTAGTATGCTGGCAAAGACTTCTAAGTCTCCAGCTACTGAGGATGTAAGACCAAGTATATCACCAGCCTCTAAGTTAATAGGCTTGTCCATAAGTAACGTAGCATCTGCTGGTACTGGAACAGTCTTACAGATATGACGATAGGTTGTACCACCATCTACAGTGACCTCCACTGTGACGTTAGCATCGTTTACTCCGTCAATATTGGATATGTATAAAGCATGGATTACAGACTGTGTACCTGCTGGTGCTGTATATAACGTAGTGCGTGATGTGCCTATAGCAACACCAGCATTCTTAAATGTATTAGCCATTGGTTAGCCTCCTAGTGCTATTGCCATTGCTACGGAAGCACCAATGGGATCATATACTGTTGATAGATTATTAATTGATGTGACTGCATTGTTAGCTGTAGTAGTTGTACTTGTTAACACTGCATCTCTTGTGGCAATGTCTACACCATCAAATGTACTGTTAGTCGTGATTGGCCCTGTCATTGCTCCACCAGCTAAGGGTAGCTTGTTCGCTGCTGCTGCCGCACTGTTGGCTGCGTTAGTGGCTGATGTAGCTGCCTCACTTGCTTTAGTGGTTGCAGTGGATGCACTACCAGACGCCCCTGACGCACTTGATGCTGCTGCTGTGGCTGAGTTAGCACTAGCAGTGGCAGAGTTGGCTGAGTTGGTAGCTGATGTAGCTGCTTCACTCGCCTTAGTTGTAGCTGTCCCTGCACTGGTACTTGCTTCTGATGCTTTAGTTGTAGCTGTAGACGCACTAGACGCTGCTGCCGTAGCTGAGTTAGCTGCTGCTGTGGCTGAGTTGGCTACTGCTGTCTGTGCATTACTTGCTGTTGTAGCTGAGTTAGCACTAGCTGTTGCACTGTTAGCAGAGTTGGTAGCTGACGTAGCTGCTTCTGCTGCCTTATTAGTTGCTATAGTTACTTGCCCTGCTACACCTGATGCACTGTTGGCAGAGGCTGTAGCTGAGTTAGCTGATGCAGTAGCTGAGTTGGCTGCGTTGGTTGCTGATGTACTAGCACCTGATGCGGAAGAGGAAGCTGCCGTGGCACTGTTGGCACTAGCTGTTGCAGAAGCACCTGCCTCAGCAGCTTTCTGTGTTACTTCTGTAATTGTAGCGTCAGTGTTAGAATCACCTGTACCACCTGTGCCGCGATAGATTCCCATTCTTTATCCCCTAGTAAGGTGAAGTCTTATTGTTTCTGTAATCTTTTTGCCTTTGCTTAACTTTTTCGTCAGTGCTGAGTTTACGAGTAGCATTCCAATTCTTTTCATTTTGCTTCTGACCCGCTAACCTAGCTGCTGTTTTCTTCCTTGCTCTCATTTCTTTATCTGACTTACTAGCCATTGAATCAATAGCATCGTTCTGTCGTTTAGCTTCCTTCTTATCTGCTTTTTGTTTAGCAAGTTTAGCTTGATGTGCCTTAATCTTTTTATTATTCTCAGCTTGAATCTTTTTCTGATCTGCTTGCTTCTTTGCTGCTGCTGAAAGGTTAGCAACTACAACTTGGTTAGTAGGCTTAAAAGTTTTACTGCCGCTATTAGGAGTAACTTTACTACCTGAGTTAGTAGTAATTTTCTTAGTAGTAACTTTACTACCTGAGTTAGCAGCAATTTTCTTCTTAATAGGACTACCTTTAATTTTAGCAGGAGCAGGGGCAGCAGATACAACAGTTTTAAAAGGATTGTTTGGCTGCTTTGCTGATGGAGTCTTACGCTTAGTAACAGTACGCTTCTTCTTAGTAGCATCTGTTTGACGAACTACACCTGTCTTACTTCTAAGTACCCCTGTTTTAGTTTTAACAGCAGTACCTTTAGAATCTTTATTGAGTTGATTTAGTTTGTATTGAATACGTCCAGCAGCTTGCGATTTAGCCCCATGTTTTTTCTTAGCTGCTGCAAGTTGTGCATTTAATGATGCTTTAGTTTCCATGATCTTCCCTTAATAAAAGAAAGGGACTACCTAGATTATACTAAGTAGTCCCTGAGTGATGGCTAAGAAGCCATGGTACTACCCAAGAAGGGCAATAGCGACAGCAGAAGTATCACGTAGTACGCCAGTACCATAGATGGTATCACTGGTGAAGAGATCAGCTAAGAACTCTTGCTTGTACTGCGTTTGTGAACGAACAGACATTTGCTCAACTAGGACAAAAGCATCCTTATGCTGTAGCATACCGATCTTGTTCGCACCATCAACTGGGCAGTTGTTACTGATGTAAACATCTACACCATACAAGTTACCAATCTTGCCATTGACAACAGTGTTGCCAGTTACAAAGTCAGAAGAGGTATAACGCTCAATACCCATAACTGTGTTACGAGCAGAAGGTGGAAGGATCAATGAACGTCCGTCCATAGGGACATCAGCATCATCTAACAATTGAATTAGGTTACGGAAACCAGCATCATTGAATGCCTGAGCCGCACCAGTGTAGTCTGATAGAGAACCATCAGCAGCGATCTCTTGAGCCTTAGCCCAGTTAGATCCGTTACCACCTTGAGTAGATTGACCTAACAAGAAGATATCGTCTTCAACTTTCTTAGCTAAAGCATAACCAGCATCACCAGTATAGAACTTACGCATAGAAGCCTGAGCTTGAATGTCGGTAATATCTTCGATCATGCGAGAGTATTCAAAGTGCTTGTTCACAGATAGAGTTAGCTTAGTAGCAGTCTCGTTCTGAATTGTAACTGCTGTGTTTGCAGCCTTAGCAGTAGCAACACCACGGGTAGGTTTAGGGATATGAATCGTATCACCTTTCTTACCTGTCATTGGCATCTTATTTACTAGGTTTGCAATAACCAATTCCTTCTTATAAGCAGCGATGATTTCATCACTCCAAATCTCAGGGATAAAGTTAGCAGCAGTTGTGTTGTTTGTGTTACCGCCCATTGCGGGATAGACTGAAGTAGCCATTATGTATTCTTCCTAATTATAAAGTTATCGAACTCTATTCTCTGCATACGCTTTCATGATAATATCATTGTTTGCAAGATAGCGTTCTGGTTCGTACTGCATCATATGAAGTAACTCTGACCGCTTAAGGAACTTCTTAGTAGTCTCACCAGATCCCCTTGCTGAACCATTACTACCACTCTTAAGAGATCGCTTACGATCATCTTCAGTAGCAGTTTTAGATTGTGCAATTAAATCCTGTTGTTCTTTCCATGTAGTAAACAGATCGTCAGCAGCGTCAAAGTCAAACTCTGCATCTGCCCTCTGTAACTTGTTAGTCCGAGCCTGAGACTTACCAACCCACTCTTGGAAGTTTGTATCATTCACTATATCCATCGCATCTGGATGGGTTGCAAAGATCCTGTCACGAGATTCCATTCGTTCTAGCTTTTTAGTAGCTTCATTAGCTGCTTTCAAAGCTGGGTGGTTTGCTAATTTCTTATCAAAGGTAGCGTTAGGATTCTCTAAGAAATCCATATCACTCACTTCTTCCTCTACTGGTTGTTTAGTGGCTGACTGATTTACAATGTAGTCATCTACCAGCTTTCTCAATTCACCTACTTCGTTACCCTGACGACCTGCCATCTTCTCGGCTTCTTGGTGCATTCGGACTAACTCAGCAGCAGACTTACCCTTATACTTATCAGGAATATCATCAGTGTTATCAGTTTGTTCTACAGGTGCAGAGGCTGATTCGATTGTTTCCGTTAAGGATTGGTATTCTTCACCATCATCTAATTGAGGATCTTGGTTGCCATCTAAAAATTCTGCCATTTGTTGCTCCGTACTTTATAGTATTATGGAATTATATTTAATGAGGTTACTTCAGTAAGAAGACTCATGAGGTACTACGTTCTATCTCAATCTGTTTTTGGCGTTGCTTTGCCCATTTGATTGTAGCCCCTGCAAAGTCTCCTGAGAGGGGATCTAACTTACTCATAGGTGCAGCTAGTTGTCGATGAGACAGACTGTTACATTTAGAGCATACACTTTCCCGACTATCGGAGTGTACAAACTTCTCTTCAGTGTAACTACATTCACTACATGTGAAATCATAAACGCGAATCATTTACGAAATCCTCATAAGAGTTTTTGATACCATCTTCAAAACTTAATAGTTTTCCAATGATGTCTAATTGCCCTTGTCTGTAGTGTAATTCTTTTTCAGTTCTACAAGTGACTAGATCACGGAGAGATTCCTCTGTCTGTGTAAAGTCTTCTAGCAGAAACTTCCATCCTTCTAGTTGGAATATATCAATCAATGATTCATAATATCTTTCTAGTTCTGGATCTGTATTTGTTGACATTGCGTTTTCCTTGTGTTAGGGCGCTTTGATAGTGCTTGGAATATAACACAAAAAGTATTATAAGTCAAGAGTTATTTTAATTATCTTGCATCTGTTTATTAACGATTGCTTCTTTGCTTTCTATCTCTCGTTCTTTCAATACTAACTCTGCAACCTTAGCTCGTTTTGTAAACTCTTTTTCATCAGCATCACCTTCAGTGATATTAGTAGTAAGAACTTTTAAACGATCAGTCTCAGCTTCCATTGGGAGTAGTTCAGTCTCAGTATTAACCTTAGCCACCCTAGCTGCTGACTCCATAGCCTGTCCTTGCAATACTGCAATGTATGCTTTCTTCTGCTCGTTGTCTATCTGTGCTGCTTCTTGAGCCATTGGATCTGGTTGACTTGCTTCTGATAGTTTAGCAATAAGAGTCTCACGATTAGCAAGGTTCATATTATCAACAACAGACTTAACCAACTCAGGATACATTGGCGTATCAGGAGACATAGTTTGTAGTAGTTGTACTAGCTGAGACACCTCATACTCACGGGCAATAACACCTAGAGAACTAGAAGGAACAAACTTAAAGTCACCAGTAGGGAACTTGTCAGGGTGATACTGCATGTAACGCCACGCACTCTGCTGTACAAACGGAATGAGGAAGCACTCTTGGAAGTTAATCAAGGTACGCTTGTGACGCTTGATGATAGCACCTAGGCCCATAGAGACTGCACCAGCAGCAGCTTGACCATTAACTACACCAGCCATACCTACGCTGTCTATAGCACCTGTAGCGTTCTGTACCATACGCTGAAGGTGATCAGCTTGGCTAAAGGTAATGTTATCCACGTTACCAAAGTTCATAGGCTGTAAGATTTCATTAGGATTACCATTCGTGAGAATAGTTTTTCCTGGCCTTACTTCCATCTTAGCCCCGCGAGGCATCCTAGAAGCGTCCATAGCCATCATTGGGTGGACAGTTAAGGCTAGAGCATCAATACGTGCGCGTAACTCTGTGTCGAGTGCTTTCTGGCTGTTGTAGCCCTTCTCACAAACACCTCGTCCCCAGAAACGACTAGGTACACAGTCCCAAGGGAATGCAACTACAGGACGATCCTGCATCATGTAAGGGTTTTCTTCTAGCTTAAGTATGTTTGCACCATTAGCTATGACTGCAACAACCTCAACATAGTTCGATCCATTCTCTGTCATGGTTTCAGATAGAGAAACTTCCTCTTCATCCTCATCATACAGGTAGGCTTCTAGCATTGAGCGAGGGAGTAGACCATAATATTTAGTCAGTCGTACTCTATCTTCATCATAGTCGTCAATATCATCCTGTGCTTCTAGGAATGAATGTGTACTGCTCTCATTAATCTCAACATCATCATACACCCCTTCTTCAATCAACTGTTGAACTTGGTGCATAGGAACATATTCGTCAATCGCTACACCCAATGCCTCTTCAATAGAGGAAGCTGTAGGATCTATCAAGAAGTTCTGTGGGAGAACAGGACGAACAGTACAAGAGACTTCTTTAGTCTCAATAACACCAAAGGTAGCTACCTGACCATCCATAGCTGGCTGTGTAGAGGGAACCCTACGTGTCTTCTCCTGTACAACAACCTCGCCAATGCCTGTACCAAACACAGCAGCGTTAACAATACACTCAGAGATAGCTTGTCGTGTCTTGTTCAGTGAGTATTCTTCTGTTAATTGCTTACGTAGGTACTCAACATCTTGACGATCTGGATCATCTACATCATCACGTATGTCAAAGAACTGACCACGACCAAACGTAGCTTCTTCTACCTCAGCAACACTGCTTTCAACAGCTTGCTGTAGGGCAGGACTGATTAAACGGGAGCGTTCACTCTGCCGTAAGGAATCCTCACCAGCCCAGATACCACGCCATAGGCGATTGTATTCATCAAACCTCTGCTCGTAGTTAGATTCAAAGTGATCACGCCAACCATCACACTTCTCCATGATCCAGTTTTCAGCAGTCTCTTCAAGTAGTGTTTCTTCTTCATATGACATAATTAATATCCTGCAATAGCATCCATAAATTCATATTCATCTTCTTCGTAATCATACGCATAACTAATCTTAGCTAACTGATCAATATATGCCAGCGAGTCTATTAAATCATCGTGTACTAAGTGGTTAGGGAACTGGAATAGCTGGTCTAAAAACTCTGTATTCCACTCACCTTCGTTTAAAGTTATCTGACCATGCTCAAATCTACCCTGTAAGGCCCATATGATGCGGTCAGTCTTCCGTTTATTACCATGAGTTAACTCTTCTACCCTAAAGAAGAACTGTTCTTGCTTCATTCTGTCTGTTAGGTAGGGATATACAGCGTTCTTCAACGCTCCTTTCTCTACACCTATAGCAATAGGCTGGTAATCTCGTACAGCTTGGAAGATTTTGTCGGCAGTCTTCTTAACATCCCATCGACCATAGATAACATTATCAACCCACCACCCGTCTGGCCCTGCTTTGACAACAGATATGGACGTTGTATCCAGTTTCTTTTGTTTAGACGTAGTAGCTTTCTCAATATCAGCAAAACCTGCGAGGTCAACAGAGATATAGTAGTCCCCCTCATCAGGTTCCTCCGTATCAAACGCAATCCAGTCTTCACTGAATATTGCGCCCCCTGATGCCTCAAAGGATGCCAGAAATTCCTGACGAAATGCGAATGAAGACATACTACCTTTAGCTGCTTCAATCTCTTCTGGGTCTAGTAAGTTATTATCATAAGACGTAAAGTGCCAACTCTCGAAAGTAGGATCATCTCCTTGCCCGTGGCGGTATAAATCATAGAAATGGTTACGACCCATAGGAGTACCTATAAATATAGCACCACCCTTTTGGTCAGCTAGTGCTGGTCGTAGTATTTGTTCCCATACCTCTGGCTTCATGTCAGCATACTCGTCCATAACGAGAAACTTCAAGCTAACACCACGCATAGTCTCTGGTCTGTCAGCACCCTTGAGTGCAATCGTAGTACCATTGACTAGCTTAATCTGTAAGTTGTTTATGTGACTGCTCTTGATAACACTGTGGCCTAACTCCATTAGAGTCTCCCACATGATATCCCTTGCTTGGCCCTGAGTAGGGGCAACATAAAACACATGTCCCTTAGTTGCCTGTAAGCCCTCTATGATCAAGGCCCACGCTGCCAACCTACTCTTGCCACAACGTCTTCCTGCTGCAACTACTTTGAATCGGACAGGATCATTGAAGACCTCTTGCTGCCATTCAAGTAATTCAACTTTAAGATCGGTCATTTATGCCATGTTCTCGTACCAACCACTTCCTACACGTAGCTTCTGACCTTTCTGTAGATTCCTCCCCATAGATCCACGGGTAATCTCTACTTCGGGATTTAATGCTTGTAGTTCGTCAAGACTCATACCATTCTCATAGGCAATATGACCAGCAAAACGAGTAGGACTAATTTCATCAAAGGATGCTGGTTCTTGTTCAGCCATTCCAAATAAATTACTTGCTGCATCTGATACAGTGTCATAAGCACTATCGTATACACGACCTGCTTTATTACTAGCACGTTTAATAAATGTTTCTAATGGTTCAAAGACAGGCTCAGAATAAGGGGCTATGGCTTCTTTCAAAGCATTAGGGCGAGATGCAATACTTTCTTTAAATTGAGCTGCTCCCTGTCCTCGTCCTTCTACTTTTGATTCCCAATCTACTGGGCCAACAGCCCTTGTGTTCTCATAAGGATTAGTTAAATCTTTAGACCTGTCTGCCATGTAAGCAATGCCTACATCAGCAGCTATATCAGGATCTAACAGTAAATCAGGATTGTTAACTAAATCTAAACCTAGCATATCACCATAGCGTTTATAGTTATCTTTACCTGTTAGCTGTATGTAACCTCGTCCTCTGTACTTATACCCTTCATCTTTTGCATTACCTAGACGACCACCATAGACTCTATTGCCAATAGCTTCTGGGCCTAGTTTAGCTAATGCAATAGCCTCAGCTTCATCTTTAAAATACTTAGGGAACACAGCGTACAGACGTTTACCACTATAGTTCATGTTTTCGTTGACAGGCTTTATATTACTTTCAGCATCAAATTGAGATAGTATATTAGCTTGAGCAGTAGGATCAACAATACCTTTGTCAATCATCTTAACAACAATGTTTTCCTGTTGTTCTGACAGTCCACTTTTATTAATAGCTTCAATAGATCCAGCTTTAATATGTTCACTCAACCTCATCGTACTCTCCTTCATAGGTATCATCATTGCCTGAGTTGCCAACGATTGTAGTGTCACCACCAACACCAGTGATAGTAATAGAGACTGCATTCCTACCTCCAGTATCATTCTTCTTATCAAAATAAGAGATAGGCAACACTCTATCCATGCACATCTTTAGTGCTGCTGATTGAACAGGATGACCATCTTCTAATGCTATTTCAATAACCTTAGAGATAACCTTATCACCACTCGTAGCTAACAACCTAGCCTTGAGTTCATTGATTCTAGCAGCATCCCCTTTAGGTCTACCGATAGCATTTCTGTTCCCTTTCTTCTTGGCTGCTATGTCTGCTTTACGGGGACGACCACGCTTCGCTTTAACAACAACCTTTGGATCAACAATCATTTATTATCCTTAGATCATATGAACTACTACTTAGTTCTATATAGCCTTTGAACAGAGTCATTGATCATGTCGATTATAATTATAAGGATTATAGATCACAATGCTTTGTTTCTGTTCTGTCCTATATAGTCAGAGGACTATAGCATACTTTCAAGCAAAAGTCAAGAGTTATTTTAGTTATCTACTAAGGACTACATTGGCGGGACTCACATGCTTTACATGCCCTCCGCAGCCTCTCCTTTATTCACTCCCCAGAACACATTACTTAATGCTTATTAATCATAGTCTTAGTGATAGTATTTAATTAGTCAGATTCACTCTTTTTAGTATCTAAGCAGGTACCCCTACACACCAGCCTACGCAGCTACCCCCCCGTCCCTTCATTAGACCACCCTAATGTAGCTCAGACTAATGTAGCAATCTCTAATGTAGCAAAGTCTAATGTAGCATTGCCCACTATAGCTAGTGTGAATGTCTATGCAGGTACCCATAGCATAAAATAATGCCTACCCTATATGATAATGATTCTCATTAGTTAAGTGATAATAAGTCTCATTAACCCTGTATTATAAGCATATTAGAGATTACTAATATAAATTGTAAGCTGCCTAGAAAGCCATCTAAGCAATATCAAAGCAGGTCTATAGCTAGGTATTGCCTAAATTAAAACCTAGTCAGATCCACCCTATGGCCTTACAGGATATAATTAGTATCTGCTAATATGCTCAAATATAGGCTAATATTGTCTATAAATACTAATAGTTGTAAAATTGGCACGATTCTTGCCAAGATAATTGCACTACTATGGTGCGAGCTAGCACTATTATGGTGCGTCCCTGTAACCCTTGCTATGCCTAGCTATCATCCAATAGTGTCAATATAACGTCATATTATTGCACTATTATGGTGCGTTAGTGATATTTATTTAACCTACTAAATCGCCTCTAACCCTTGCTATACCTACGTTTCCCATTGTTGGCATGGCTATTGCATTAGTATTAGCGAGCAAGGGAATAATCCCTGCCATTATTAATAAACCTATAAGGTAATATGATCATGACTACATTAACTATTAATCACGTTCGCGCAATCGGTAACTCACTAATGGCGCAAGTAAAAGCACAAGACAAAACTAGTGACGCGAGGTTCGAGCTAGCTAAGGCATTACAATCTGACGCGGTAGACCTTGAGAATAAAGTACAGGCCAGTATTATTAAGGCCATGATTGACAAGGCTTATCCAAAAGCCACTAAAGATGGGTGTCCAGATCAATTGAAAAAAGCTAGCGCGGTGAGACAAGTTTGTAGCACCCATAAGAAAGCCTTTAAAGATGGGGTTAGTGCCGTTGATCATGAGACATATTCACAATTCCGCAATGCCGTCTATGGTGATCAATCCAAGACTAAGGCAGAGACTATAAAGTCATGGATTGATAGCGATAAAATCGACTTTACCTTGGCAGAGTTGGAGGCGATTGTTGCTGAATATAAGGCGGTGAAGTAATGATTAATACTAAAGTTACACGCTACTGTGGTGAGATTGAAACGTTAGCTCGATTAATAAAATGGGCAAAGCCTATGGCTAACCTAGATAATCCAGAACACGTTGAAGGTTTAGCCGAGGCCGAAAATGGATTAATAGAATTGATTGCAAAGCGTGCTGCATTGCTTGTGAAGTAACCATTAATAATAATTCCTAGGGGGCTTATAAGTTTCCTAGGAAACATTGGAGAGTACCATGAAAAAATTATCAACTATTCCTAGGCGCAACATCAAGCGTATCTGTACCCAACAGAGTAGTGATTTGAAGAAGGTTCACAAATGGATGATCGTTTGGGGGATGATGAGTATGTTAGATTACTCTAACGAAAATCATAATGACTGGATGATTCTAAATAGATTTCAACGTAGATACTTATAAGTTTCCTAGGAAACATTGGAGAAGAAAATGATTAATACTAAAGTTAAAAAGCCAATTGAATTGGTGTCTTTCACGGGCTGTACTTCTGCATTTATGCGTATGCCGTGGGCTAATGGCACATCAAGTTGGTATGAGTTAGCAACTAATGACGCGAGTTGGGATCTAGTAACGGGTAAATTATACGATGAGCTTGAGGCCCATTGGGTTAATGATAAGTATTAAAGTTTCCTAGGAAACATTGGAGAATAAAATGGTTAAGTTATCTTATGATTACAGAGAAGTGGTGAAGGTTATTATTGATAATACTAATTTTGCGCCACACACTAAAGATCAATTGTATTGGCAGATCCATGCCTTGGTATTAATTACTATCCCTAAGCATGATCTTGATGATTACAAAATACTAAAGCGTTTAAGGAGGTGTTACCTATGAAGTTCAAAGGTATTGTTGATGAGTATGAAGCGCGAGTAATGCCATTCATGGACATGGACGGAGTAGAAACGCCCAAGAATATGGATGAGTTACTTGCTATGGCAAGTCGTATGAGTGAGGCAGATGAGGCCCACTTCATGGCTGGTGTTATATGCACATGGAATTTATGCAGCACCATGATTGATCAAATGGTAGCGGAGGATTACGAATGAGTTATCAAAAGTTTTTTACTAAGCAAGAGTTCTTTAATCGTCATGCACCTGACTTTAACTTTGAGTTAGATGCAGATGAATTGATTGCAAGAGCAATTGCTAGAGGGTTCATCAAGGGTTTGCCCACGTGGAACTTTGCTGGTGAATGGTATTTTTATACGGAGGAAGAAGGAGAATGAGTACACAATATTATTTTACTAAAGAGCAGTTCTTTAACAAGCATGGGCCTGACGAAGCTAGTATTGGGTTAGATGCAGAAGAATTAATTGCAAGGGCAATTGAGAAAGGGTTCATCAAGTGTTCAACTGGTGACTGGTATTTTTATACGGAGGAAGAAGGATGTTAGTATTTCCATACAAAAGTAAGCGCATATTAAAAGAGAGTGTAGGCTATCCTCTAAAGTATATAGAGACTAGCTTGTTCGGCAATGAGTACATCGAGAATGGTGAGTTAGTGGGTGCAAACCGACCACACATCACGGGCCTAGGCAGAGAGTTCTTTGCCAAGGTGACGATGCAAGATGGTATCATTGCTAAAGTTTCCTAGGAAACATTGCATTAGGCGGTAGCTTGCTACATTCCCCGTAGTTAAGCTATCTCCTAACACAGTGAACTAGATTGTAGTTTATAAGAACCATATTATAGTTCATTATATATTACAATGTATATTATATGTAACAATGTATATTATAAGTAACATAAACCAAGAGGAATTACTATGAGTAGTATAAAGTTTAGTGCAGCCAGTAAGATGCCATGCTTTTCATGGTCACTAGAAGCTATGCTTACGTGTGCTGGTGCTGTAGATATTGTCACTGGTGCTGTCGTTGCAGCTTGTGAGATATGCTACGCAAGAGGTGGCTTCTATCAGATGCCTAGTGTTAAGGCACTACGCCAACACAACAAGGAGGATTGGAAACGTCCTGAGTTTGTTGATGAGTTCATAGTCAAGCTAGATAACTCGCGTTACTTTCGATGGTTCGATAGCGGTGACTGTTATACAGTTAAACTAGCTTGGAAGATGTATGCTATCATGGAAGCTACGCCTTGGTGTCAGCATTGGTTCCCAACTAGACAGTATAAGTTTGATAAATATAAGGAGGTGTTAGATGCAATGGCGTTACTACCCAATGTTGTTGTTAGGTTTAGCAGTGATAGTATCACAGGCGGGACTGTTGATGGGGCTACTACTTCCACTATTGTCCCCTATGTAGAGACACCAGTAAGTTTCCTAGGAAACATTGAGGTCTGTCTAGCATACGAGAGAGATGGTAAGTGTGATACCTGTCGGTCATGTTGGGATAAAGATGTTGAGTTGATTGTCTATCCTGCTCATGGTCACATGGCTAAGAAAGTTTATAAAGAGAATCAATTAATAAAATTAAGGGAGGTAGCATAATCATGCAAAAAGCACACTTACATCTAATCAAGTGGGCATTGGCGAGAGGCTACTCTGTCATGGTCTTCGGAGAAGACGAGCTTGACGGAGTGTTTTCAACCTATGAGGAAATCAAGGACAACGTAGAGGCGTGTGATATGGGTCAAATGGATCTTGTTACTCGTAATGTTTTGGAAGAGCAAGAAGAAGAAGCATCAGGGTATATATCCCATGCTTGCTTTGCTTACATCTTCGATTACGATCAAGAGCCTGATGAAATCATCTACGACTATGGCGTTAACGAAATCTCTGAGCAGTGGGCTAGCGACTATGAAGCAACCCGTAAGGAGGTAGCATGAGTAAAACATTAGTTAGGTTTACGATAGGTGCGATCATAGGGTTCTGTGGTGCCGCACTATTCAGTGGCAATCCTATGGCAGCATTGATAGCAGCAGTGCTATGTGGTGTAGCTGTAGATAAATTATTAAGAGAGGAGTAGGTTATGTTTATAGGTATTATGTTAATGTCAGGTATGTTCGCGTTAGATAACCCTGAGTTTGTCAGTGCAGTTAAGGCTGACTTGGAAGCAGGTAAGTCATGGACGTATGTAGGTTCACAGCCACCACCAGAGAATGGTGTAGCTATTCCAGTGTCTAGCCTCACGACAGGTGAAGACATTGTATTGTTTGTTACTAAGTAGAGGTGAGTATCATGACTACATTATTTGAATTACACCATCAACTGTTTGAAGCAGAGCGTCACTACCATGCACTAGATGAGGCTGAGGATATTGTTAATGGAATGGAGAAAGCAACTCAGTTGTACACCCCTTGGCTTGAGGCTTTACAAGGTGCAGTGAAGGAAGCTGTTCACAAGGCTAGTGTTAAGGTGGATACAATCAATGATCTAATTGAAGAGTTACCAGATGGTGATTTATGTTGATGGCAGTGGTGCTAGTCATTGGTATAAAGATGATGGCTCCTAATGATCATGACCCTATGTATCATTGCAGCCTGACTCTTATAGAACAAGGTCACACTACAGAGTACTCTTTAGATTTCTGTAGAGAGATAATGAAAGATTAATTATTATTTCTTTTTAAACTCTTAAGAGAGATTATAGCACATCCCTTTACATTAGTGGAGGGGTAGAGTTAATATAGTAGTTTTAGTTTCCTAGGAAACATTGGAGAATATAACATGGCAATTTTAAAAGACAGAGTTAAGCAGGGCTTGTCACCTAGCACAGTGGTTGAGGATATGGATTGTAGGTATGTTAAGAACGTAGACGTTAAGCACACACGAACTGTTATCTTAACTGAGCAGTACCTCAAGAGGATAGAGAGAGACAGCTACATCTTTGAGATACTAGAGGCTAGTGAGGATCCTGTCGTACAGCGTATGGTTGAGGAAGCAAGAGCAGAGTATGAGGCAGACATTGAGGTGCTGGAAGGTAATGAGTATCACATTGCAGGAGATAGACAATGAGTATCATCTTTGTTCCTAAGATTAAGGAGAGTTACAATGTCCCTGCAAAATCAGTGCTTGCCAAGAAGCCTAGGACAAACTATAATCCTATCTCTGAGCTTGACTTAAAGAGGATCGTCTGTCTACGGGCTATGAATGTGTCATACAATAACATAGCTAAGTTGATACACAGATCATCTAACACTATAGCTTGGCACGTACATGATAAGATGTTATTCGTAGAGATTAATCAGCTACAACAGAAACTAATCAATGACATTATGGAGGAAGATGAGTGACAGAAATGCAGATCAAGACGCTTAAGAATAAATCTCTTAAGCAAAAGTTATCAGAGTCTAAACAACGTATGGAAATACAGAAGGAGATTGATAACTATGAGACAGCTATACGACAAGGTAGTAGGTTCATGACGTACCATCTTGACAAGGTTGTTAAACTTAAAGCTAAACTACTGGAGGTAGGTAATGACAATTAAAATTGAGGTCAATGTTGACCAAGCTAATGAGATAGCAGTAGAGGTTCTTATGAACTACTTCATTGTAGTGTATGAAGAGAGTTATGATTCGCAGAAGTGGGACACACTGATCGCTTTAGACACAGTGCTATCTCATATCATGAACCCAAGAGAATATGAGGACTTTACCAATGGCATTTCTAAGGACGCATTTAGCGTGTGATGATTGTAGCAGCAGTGATGGCATGTCCATAGATGATAAGGGGTGGTCACACTGCTTTGTATGTGAAACAAGAAAGAAGGTAGGAGATAGTATGGAGATAGAAAGTAGTACCGATAAGAAACCTAATGGTAACTTTGACAAGCTGAAAGAAAGTTTAATGTCTGGACAATACAAGAGTGTTGTTAACCGAGGCATATCAAGCGACACCTGTAAGGCATACAAGGCCCAACTTAAAGGGGAGGTAATGCACTTCGGGTATCATGATAAGGATGGGTACTTAGTTGGTGCTAAGACACGCTCACCTGATAAAGACTTTCGTACTCAGGGTAACTGGAAGGACACTGTTCTATTCGGACAGAACCTATTCACCAAGGGTGGTAAGTACATCACCATAACTGAGGGCGAGTATGATGCTATGTCTGCCTACCAGATGCTTGGTAGTAAGTACCCTGTAGTATCAATAAAGAATGGTAGTAGTGCAGCACTGAAGGACTGTCGTGCCAGCTATGAGTACCTAGACAGCTACGAGAATATCGTAGTGTGCTTTGACGCAGATGAGTCAGGTATGAAAGCTGCTAACCAAGTGGCTGAGTTGTTCGGAGGCAAGGCCAAGGTATTCAAACACACTAAGGATGAGAAGGATGCAAATGATTATGTTAAGTTCGGACGCAACAAAGAGTTTGTTGATCGCTGGTGGTCGTCAGAAAGATTTGTTCCCGATGGAATTGTTGCAGGGAGTAGCTTATGGGATGAAGTTAATAAGCCCATTGCCCCTGCCGAATGTCTCTACCCATATGAAGGGATCAATAAGCTCACTTATGGAATACGATTCGGGGAACTGGTCACAGTTACGGCTGGATCTGGGCTAGGTAAGAGTCAGTTCATGCGAGAGATTATCTGGCAGATCATTAGTAAGACTGAGGATAACATAGGTATATTATTCCTTGAGGAAAGTATAAAGAAAGCAGCACTGTCTCTCATGAGTCTTGCAGCTAACAAACCTCTGCACCTACCTGACACTGTAGCTACGGATGAGGAAAGACTAGACGCATTTAATGCCACACTAGGCACTGATCGTGTGTTTCTGTTTGATCACTTCGGTTCTACTGGTGTAGATAATATTGTCAGTCGTGTTAGGTACATGGCTAAGGGACTAGGCTGTAAGTATGTTGTGCTTGATCATGTGTCTATTGTTGTGTCAGCACAAGCTAATGGTGATGAGCGCAAGGCATTAGATGAGATCATGACTAGGCTGAGGATGCTCGTACAGGAGACAGGGATAGCCTTGTTCATCGTTTCACACCTCAAGCGTCCTGACAGTAAGGGTCATGAGGAAGGTGCTGCTACCAGCCTGTCACAGCTTCGTGGCTCTGGTTCTATAGCACAGCTTAGTGACATGGTTCTAGGTCTTGAACGTAATGGACAGGCAGAGGATCCAGAGGAACGTAACACTACCCATGTACGGGTACTAAAGAATCGTTTCTGTGGTACAACAGGTAAGGCAACACCTTTACTCTATGACCATGTTACTGGTAGAATGTTAGAAGTATTAGAAGAGGACGCACTATGACATATGATGAACTGGTAAGTAAGCGTGACGATCTCATGCACCTGTTAGGTAACAGCAATGATCCATCAGCTAGACAAGCTATCAAGGTAGCACTCAAGCGAGTGGGTGTGTTGATAGAGTTCGATGAGCTAGGTGCTGAGGTGTTAGACCAAGGGTACGGACGTAACTTAGTTATTGATAATGAGTTCACGTACATCGTAGCTACAGGTAAGTGGAGAACTAATGCAGTAGATAAGTGGTATAGTTCACGCGGCCCTGAGTATTTCTATAAGAAAGTACAACAAGGAGAATACGTATGACTAAGTATACTGATGCGAATTTCAATGAGTTTGATAGCGAACATCCCGAAATATATGAGGGCTTCAAAAGGTTTGCATTGAAAGCAATGGCTGTTCGTAAGCACTACAGTTCTAGGGCTGTCTTCCATGCCTTGAGGTGGGAAACGGTTATTGATTCTGGTGGTGAGTTTAAAATAAATAATAACTGGAGTCCCTTCTATGCTAGAAAGTTTATGAAGGAATCTCCTAGCCATGAAGGATTCTTTAGGAGTCGTGTTCAGACTCATGCGAGAGGTGATGAATGAGTAAGATAGGCAACTATGTACTAGGGAGAATAGAAGACAATGATAACATTAGATATAGAAACAACTATGGCTATGGATCACATATGGTGCTGTGGTTTGAACATATCAGGAGAGAAAAGAGTAAGCGTATTACGGAACTCAATGCAGATAGTAGACAAATGTTCACGAGATCAGGTATTCGTTGGACATAACATTGTCAACTTTGATGCACCTAAACTTAAAGAACTATGGGATCTAGTAATCCCTGATAATAAGTTAAGGGACACACTGCTAATGTCAAGGCTATGGAATCCTAGGCTATCAGGTGGGCACTCATTAGAAGCATGGGGAGAACGTCTTGGTTATTCTAAGATTGACTTTCATGATTATGATGGTGGTCTATCAGAGGAAATGATCACGTACTGTAAGCGTGACGTATCACTCACAGTTAAGTTAGAAGAGTATCTAACTACCGCCCTAAGTAAGGATGGTTTCTCTGATGAGAGTATACAGCTTGAGCATGAAGTAGCAGTTATAACATCTGAGCAAGAGAGAAATGGTTTTAAGTTAGACATAGGTAGGGCTAACGAGTTATTAACTAACCTCATGGAGCGTATGAATGTCCTTGAAAGAGAAGTCCAAGAAGTCTTCCCTCCCTTGGTGGAGGAACGAGTCTCGGAAAAGACAGGAAAGAAACTCAAGGATAAAGTCACAGTCTTTAACCTCGGAAGCAGAAAGCAAATTGCCTCACGCCTCCAAGGAAAAGGAATAGTATTTAAAGACCAGACTGAGAAGGGTAACATCATTGTTAACGAGAAGACCTTAGCATCCATTGATCTACCAGAAGCAAGGCTTATAGGTGAGTACCTAACCTTACAGAAACGAGTAGGTCAGATAGATAACTGGGTTAATGCAGTGGCTGATGATGGTCGTGTGCATGGGCGTGTGATAACTAATGGTGCTGTCTCTGGACGTATGACACATCAGACACCTAACATGGCACAAGTACCAGCTAGTAAGCATGACAAGAAGACAGGTGAGTTACTATGGGGCAGAGACTCATGGTATGGCACTGACTGTCGTGCCTGTTGGATTGTTGATGAAGGTAATGTGTTGGTTGGCATAGACGCTTCTGGTTTAGAATTGAGAATGCTTGCCCACTACATGAATGATAAGGCTTATACTAAACAATTATTAGAAGGAGATATACATACCTACAATCAGAAGATGGCTGGCTTAGAAACTAGAGATCAGGCGAAGACTTTTGTGTACGCTCTGATTTATGGTGGAGGTAGTGCAAAGATAGGACAGATCGCTGGAGGCTCATCCCATAAAGGTAAGCAGCTAGTCGATAAGTTCATGAGTAATCTACCTGCCTATGCTAGGCTAAAGAAGAAGGTGTTGACTGCTATGCGTACTAATGGTACACTACAGGGGCTGGACGGCAGAAGGTTGCGTGTCGAGTCAGAGCATTCAGCTTTGAATTTTTTATTGCAATCAGCAGGTGCTGTAGTAATGAAGAAAGCACTGGTCATACTACATGAGAAACTAAATAAGCGCAGGGTATGGTTTAAGATAGTTGCTAATGTACATGATGAGTGGCAGATAGAAACCACTGAACGCTATGCCAATGAGGTAGGTGAGTTAGGTAGACTCGCTATCAAAGAAGCTGGTGAGTGGTTCGATATGAATTGTCCATTAGATGGTGACTACAAGGTTGGTTCCACTTGGGCAGAAACACACTAGAGTTTCCTAGGAAACTTTGCAATTAGGTCTAGTGTACTTTTAAATTATTAAGGAATTAAAATCCATGCAAAATCTAAATGAAGTAGTAAAGATCCAAGCCACCGCTTTCTGGTTCTCATTCCTAGAGAAGAATGAAATGTCAGACAAGTATCAAGTTGATGTGAGTCAGCTATCTGAGGAACAAGTAGATCGCTTGGAGGGTATGGGCATCAGTGTTAAGAACAAGGGTGATGATCGTGGTTACTTTGTAACTGCTAAGTCTTCTAAGTTTGCACCTCGCGTAGAGGATGCTGATGGCTTTAAGATGGAGAATCCAGTAGGCAATGGTAGTAAGTGTACGTTTATTATTAAGCCTTACGACTATAACTTCAAGGGTAAGACAGGTGTTGGTGTTGGTTTATCCAAGGCGCGTGTCGATGATCTCGTTGTCTTCACCAAGGACGATGCAGCCTTTGACGATGTACCAGAGTTATAGATGTTACTTCTCATAGACGCTGATATATTCTGTTATCGTATCGGCTTCGCCTGTGAGGATGAGAGTGAGGAGGTTGCTTGTAAGACTATGAGCAACTACCTCACAACCATCATTGAAGATTTAGTGATGGACTCTGACGATGAGGAACATGAAGTTGAACTGTACCTAACTGGCCCAGATAACTTCCGTCATGACTATGCTGTTACTGCTGAGTATAAGGGTAATAGAAAGTCAAGTAATAAACCTTCGCACATTGCTACTCTACGGGACTACCTAGTAGAGGAGCATGGTGCAGTCGTCACTCAAGGTGAAGAGACAGATGATAGGATTGCTATCAGAGCAACACAGAACCCAGAAGCAATAATCGTTTCACTAGACAAGGACTTCTATCAGCTTGTGTGTGGACATTACAACTTCGTTAAGAAGGAACTCTTTTACATTACCAAGGAGGAGGCTGTGTATAATTTCTATATGCAATTCCTAGTAGGTGATACTGCTGACAACATCAAAGGTGTTCATGGCATTGGCCCTAAGAAAGCTGCAAAGCTATTGGAAGGTAAGACTGAGTTAGAAATGTACGACACCTGTGTTGAAGAACTAGGCAGTGAAGAACGTGCGATTGAAAATGGAATACTACTGCACCTACGCAGAGAGGAAGATGAGATATGGCAACCGCCAAGACCCGTAACAACGGACGATGGACAGAAGCTAGACACAAGTCTTTCATAATCTCTGCTCTACGTGGAGCGCATAGTAAATGGGGTGTCAAAGCTGATGTTAAGAAATCTGCTAGAGTTTCTACTGGGAGGTACTTATGTGCTGGTTGTGGTACTATCGGCCCTGCTACTTTGCCACCTCTTAGGGGTCAGTCAAGACGTAGGAATAATGCTGCTGTTGATCACATTAACCCTGTTGTCGATCCTTCACAAGGATTCATAGATTGGAATACCTATATCACTCGTATGTTCTTAGAGGAAGATGGGTATCAGATTCTATGTTATGTTTGTCATGGAACTAAGACCCGTGATGAACGAGAAGAACGAACTAAAAGGAAGAAGAAATGAGACATCTAATTATACCAGATACTCAGATCAAACCTGATGCTAACTATGACCATATGACATGGGCTGGACACTATGCAGTTAAGATGAAACCTGATGTGATCGTACATCTAGGTGATCATTGGGACATGCCAAGTCTTAGCAGCTATGATGTAGGGACTAAGAGTTTTGAAGGTAGGCGGTACACTAAGGACATTGCAGCAGGTAATGAAGCAATGAAGATGTTCTTAGCACCTATCAAACGAGAACAGTTACGTCTTAAAAATGGAAAGAAGAAGCAATGGAATCCTCGCTTGGTATTCTTACTAGGCAACCATGAGTATCGTATTGAACGTGCTGTTGAACACGACTCAAAGCTAGATGGTCTGATTAGCTTTGCTGATCTTGATCTTAAAGGATGGGAAGTGCAAGACTTCTTAGACCCTATCGTCATAGATGGTGTGGCATACTGTCACTACTTTACCTCTGGTGTTATGGGTAGGCCAGTGTCTTCTGCCAAGCTACTTCTACAGAAGAAGTACATGAGTTGTGTCATGGGACATGTTCAAGATAGAGACATAGCCTATGCACGTAGGGCTGATGGTTTAAATATGACAGGTCTGTTTGCTGGTATCTACTATCAACATGACGAGGCATACCTTAACCCTCAGACTAATGGATCATGGTCTGGTCTATGGGTGTTCAATGATGTACAGGATGGTAGCTTTGATGAGTTGCCTGTATCAATGGCGTATCTACGGAGGACTTATGGCTCTAACTTTGGAAGAGTTGAAAGATCGCTTGAAGCAGTTGGATGAGGTTATCCTTGTTGACGTACTGCAATTAGAATCTGGAGATATAGTTTATAGGTTTGAGGATGTTATTGAAAAAAACTTCTACGACCTAGAGATGAAACTAGAAGAACCATACAGGTATGACAGTTATGATTGAAGATAGAATAGAACCTTTGTTTGACTTTGAGAAGTTAGCCAGTGAGACTCAGGTTGGTGGTAATCACTACACGAACCTATCTATACAGCCCATGCAGTATTCTATGGCTAACGAGTTGAATGCACTACAGCATACAATCATTAAGTATGTCACTCGTTATCAGGATAAGGGTACACCATTACAGGATCTGGCTAAAGCCAAGCACTGTGTTGATATGCTGATAGAGTTTGAGTTGGAGGGAAAATGTGGGTAAAGTTAAACACTCATTGGTTGAATATGAACCAAGTAGTATTCGTTGATGAAGAGGCTAGAAGTATATCACTATCTAGTGGTAGGACAGTACAGGTAACTGAGGCTGCACTGTCTACTATCATGAGAAGTGTTAAAGGTCTGCCTCCACTTAAAGAGAAACCTAAACGAAATAACTTGAAGAAGAAATAGTTTCCTAGGAAACTTAATAGGGGGCTTAGTTGCCCCCTTATTTATTACTCCCTTAATCTTTCCATGAACTCATCTTGTTTCCTTTCTGCATCCTTCTCCTTACCACCTAAAGCAAAATCATAAATAATCCTACCTATGACTGGGAACGTCTTGATTAAGTTAACAGGCTGCTCACTCTCTCCTATGGGTACACCATCCTTATACCGATTGTAATCTTTAATACCAGCCTCAACAGGTGCGAGTGAGGGAGTTACTATATCGCCTATAACAGAACTGAAATCTCCCTTACCTAGATCACCGATAGCAAACTTACTTAAGAAGATTAATGCTAGTAGGTTATCTTGTACCTTATCAGGAATCTCTTCAATATCAAATGATCCACCAGCCATAACCTCCTTAGCTTCATCGACTGTGCCACCAGCAACACCTATCATAGCAGCATACTTAGTTAAAGCTAGAGCAGCACCCTTCTTGTCACCAGCCTTACCTCTTTTAATTATATCGTTATGTAAAAGAGTTAACTGCTTAAGACCAAATGACTTAAGAGCAAAGATTATTCTGCCATCAGGCATATCTAAATATCTTTTAGGCATTTCAAGTAATGATATGGGCTGTGTATCAGCAAGTTCATGGAACCTATATAAGGTTGTTAACTCATCGTCAGTACCATTCTTTAAACTGGTAACTAAATTATCAAAGTCTTTACCATAAGCCTCACCATACTTCTTTCTAAGCACAGCAATGCCTTTAGGTGAAGAGGCTAACTTAGTACCCTTAATCTTAGAGGCTTCAAGTAATGTACGCTTACCGAACCTATCAACAGCGCGGAACATACTTAGCTTAAGCACTGAGTTAAGTACCTTGGCAGTACCTCGGTTGGTTGCCATCTCTGCTGACACAGTATCTGCAAGACCTGTCTTATCAAGTATGTTACTCCTTACAGACAAAGCCCCTTTGATAGTAGGCATTATTCCATGCAAGTAAGCTGATGTACCTAAGTCTTTTATCTGAGTAGCTGCTGATCTTAGCTGGCCTAGTGTAGCCATGTACCCTATATCTTTAACTGTACTAAGAGTGGAGTTCATAGCTTGCTCACCCGTAGTGAACCTAGACCGAACTAACGCATTAAGATCATCAACCTGTGTATCACTTATTCGCCCTCTCTTCCTCTCTTCCCCTAGTACCTTGTAAAACTTAGCGGCTGGATCACCTTTCTTCTGTACAAGCCCTTTACCCAATAGTTCAGTCTTACCAAAAGCCCTAGTTGAAGACTCAACATACGATAGTAGAGAAGTAGCAGGGTCTTCATAGTATTTCATTAACTCTGGGGGAACTTCGTCAACAGTACGTTTAGCCTTAGCACCACCTAGAACTCTAGGGTAGGCTATGTTAGCTGCTTTTGTAACAGCCTCAGTCATTCCCCGTTCAGATATTTCTTGAATAGTCTCGACACCTTCCTTCACCCGTATCTCTTCTATTCTCTTGTTCAGACCTGACAAAGCTGCTGGATTTTTTCTACCTAACTCAGCACGTAGACCATCTAAATCTTTAACCTTACGAGGGAAGTAATTAGTAAGGGCTTTGTAGTTATTACCTACTATCTTCTCAAACTTTTTACCATCAGCTTTCATCATCTTATTTAGTTTTGATAACTCAGCTTTACCACCCTTAGTCATTAGTTCTGTAGCAGCTTTAAAATTCCTATTCATTAAGTGGTTGTGTATAGGAACCAACTCTGACTTACTATACCCTTGTAATGATTTTATAAAAGGATCAATGTACTCTTTCTTTCTTGTGGATAACGCAACAGCTTGCTTCTCTTCAAATGATCTAAGCACTTGCCATAGCTTTGGTGAGTGTTCTTTTACACGAGAAGAGATACCTTCAAACCAATCACTGGTAGCTTTAACTTTAGCACCAGCCTCTTGCAATTGAACTGACTCTTCTAGTGTAGGAGTTTTTACTGTTCTATTAGCTAACCCTTCTGCTTTAAGGACATCCTCAGCAGTTAATCCTGTACGTTCAAGAGCAATTATTTTAGCTCCTGCTGGTGTAGCACCAAGAGATATATGATGTGAGACATAAGTATCTACATCGTCTATTGCTTTGTTAGCACCTTTAACAGCAGCCCTAGAAGATAGCTTTGCCCCTACTTTATTGAACACATACCCACCAACAGGAGCCAGTACAGCACCAGCAACAGAGTGTAGTCCTGCCTCTAGTGGATCAACAGAACCCTTATTAAGTAACTGGTCTGTAGCTGAGTAAGTACCTCCTATAGCACCGCCAATAGCAGCCATGCCTTTGTAGGTAGCACCTACAGGTAGAGCAGTTGTGGGATCAAACAACATACCTGCAACATTACCAAACGTACTCCCTTCAACGTCACCATAATCTGCTTCTATCTTACGCGCCCTTTCATCTGTTATCATCTTACGTCTTTCATCAAAAGAAGCATCAGCAAATCCTTCACCATATATTTCTTCTGTTGATTTGTAACCTAGGCCATAACCATCCTCATCACGATAGGTAATCTCAGGTAGAATGCCAGTAACAGCACCCATAATATCACCTGCCTGTTGAGTCCAACTTTCACCTTCAACAAATCCTTTACCAAAAGATGTATCTTGCTCTTGCTTAGGATCAACTTGTTCTGGGGCAGCAGCCTCTATGGGAATACCCTTCATGTTATCAAGGTAGTTTGCCCATTCATTAACAGCAGCATTATCACCAGCAGCATGAGCATTCTTTATAGCACCCATTGCCTGTTCTTCTGTATATTCTTGTGCCATTATAAGACCTTCTACTTAGGTAAATATTTTAATGCGTTTTGATTTACGGCTATAGGCGTACCAGCAGCAGGAGCAGCAGTAGGAGGATTCCAACTATCATTAAACCAGAGCCAACCCTCTTCTACATAAGCGTTTGCCTCATTCGTTGCCTCTACCAATGCTGTATTAGGATCCATATTGTTGGAGCGTTCTAATGTTTCCTTACGATTAGCAATCCAACGAGCAGCAGAGTTTTTATCTGACGTACTCATGTTAATACCAATCTTATCCATCTGTAAAAGAGCAGAATCAATGTTACCTTGAGTTATATTGAAAGGTCTAGGCGCACTAGTATCTTTTATTGTAGACCCATCAGGTAGAGGAATCCATGCGTTGTTTTCACGATAGGAAGGAACACCATCCACTACATAGCCCACTAATTCTCTACCATCTGGTGTCATGTAAGTCTTCTGACTTGATACGCTTGGTGCTTTATTCTCTAAAGCCTCCATGTCCCTAGCCTGTGCATGTAATGCCATAGCCTGTGGGTAATCACCATTCATCATTAGTTGTTGAGCAGCCGCACGTAAGCCAGCAACAGTGTTTAGATTCTGTCCTTGTAATCCTGCCTGTACACTAGCAGCCTGTGCCATGTCAGGTGTCTGTAAACCAAAGGCTGAGTTAATACCAGCACCTGCTAATTGTCCACCAGCAGCACCAATAGCAAAATCAGCACTCATCCTACTTGCGTTATCAACACCCTGCTGAACACGATTCTGTTGGATCACATTAGGATCCATACCAAATAAACTCATTACATCACTAGCCATGATTGCCTCCTAACGTGGACTGAAGAATTGATTACGATTAAACCTAGAAGCTGATGTAGGATACGGATACATAGTTTGTGGAGACATGCGACCAGCCTCACCAAAAGAAGCGTTCTGGTAGTTAGAAATATTCCTACTTGATGGCATCATAGAGTAAGGACTATAACTATTATTTACTCCCATAACATTGGAAGAACCACCTCTTGACATTCCACCTCCACCTAGGCCACTGAAACTACCTAGAGAACTACCTAGACCAGTTAAACCACCAGCAATAGACTGACCTCTACGTGCTGTAAAGTCAGCAGCCTTACCATAACCACTCATGTAGTTACCCATAGCTGCATTGTTAGCTGCGGATTGTTGTGCGCCTAACTGACCACCAGCACCAATCATAGCCAGAGCATTATCATCCATAGCCTGACCTTGGCTGAACATACCTGTACCCATAGCAATGTCAGCAGCCCTTTGTTGCTGTGCTTGAACAAATGCGTTGTTACGATCTACAGCATCTTGTTGTGCAAAGGCTTGAGCAAACCCATAACCATCTGGACTTAACATACCTGAGCCACTACCTGCACCTAGAGCCTCACCACTCACACGTAATCCGCTAGTACCTGAGCCAAACATACTCTCACCTAGACGCTGTGCCTCACCTTCTCTAACACCAGCACCTATATTACGCTGTCTATTATACATCTGTGTTGCTAGATCATCATAGCTACCACCAGCCCTATTAAGAGCAGAAGTACCTAGACCAAACATCTGTTCTTGTTGCGCTCGATAACGAGGATCCATATCAAAGGATGCTTGTCCATCATTAAAAGAAGCAGTACCTGAACCAGAGGTTATACCATATGGTTTATACTGTCCTTCTTTGAATGCTTTATCTCCTGCCTGACGCATAGAGTCTTGGGCTTCACCTAGCTTACGCTGCGCTTGGTAACTGCCTAATAATCCTAATCCTGCTGATATTAATGGAAACATTATGATGCCCTCTTCCAAATGTATACTACGATGTATGGTTGCATGATGTCATGCGTATGCAATCCACCACCGCCTGTGTTAGCTGTATTAATTGTAATGGTTGTGCCTCCACTCTGTCCTGTGATAGCCTCTTGAAAATCATAAGTCGATCCTTGAATACCTCGTTGAGTGATGGAGTGGCTGTGCGCTGGTATTTCTGCTGTCGTTAAAGCATGTGAGTCAGTTGTTGCACCACCAGTATCACCAGCAGTATACCCACCACCAGCACCAAGCATTACTTTACCAGCACCAAAGGCTGTCCATACACCCACACCAAGCAAGGTAGCAGGGTTAGTAGCTACTACTGATGTGTATACAGAACCTACAGGATATGCGTGTGCATTGACTTGTGCTGCTGTAGGAGCATTAGCTTTAACATAAGCTGTTGTGGCTAACTGTGTACTGTTAGTTGCAGTAGCTGGAGTTGGAGCAGTAGGCGTACCTGTTAATGCTGCGTTGTTTGTATTAGCTTTAGTAGCTACAGCCACAGCGATAGCATTGTACTCATCGTCTATTTCTGTACCACGTACTCGTTTAGCTGCTGTACCTGCACTGAGGCCATCCTTAACAGCAAAGTTAGTTGACTTCGTATAATTACTCATTAGTTAGTTCTACCTTGTTTAACATAAACGTCAAACTTTTGAATTGATAATTGATCACCATTAATGTAAGCCTCAAAACCTAATTGAATTACACTGCCATGACCACCTACTGCAACCTTAATACGATCTGTTAAACCACCACCTGTAAACTCTGCAATGTTATACTCAGCAACATCATACTCAGATACAGAACTTTGCTTTACTGTTCTATTGTAAGAGCGAGGCTGATCAGTGTAATCAGTACCTACCTTAACAACAAAATTCTGACCACTACCACCTATAACAGTTACACCTACAATCTTTAATATTTTATTAACTGTAGGCTGATCAAAGTCAAAGTAGTTTGTACTGTAGGCTAAGTAGTAAGATGTTCCATTGTCTTGGAACCCACTATACTTAGCTATTCCATTAACAAGCCCGAGGTAAAGAGTACCATCAAAAGCAGACAGACCACTAAGTATGTCAGAGTCCACCCATTTAGTTACTCGTAGCCCACCATTCTCTAGTCTTCCTCTAGTATCAAAACAATAGATAAGTTTAGAACTGGGGAATAGTAATAAGTAGAAAGCATTAGATGCTGAGTAGATTGAAGTTACATTTTCAGTAGAGTATGTATTAATAATCTTTACTAGATCATCACGTATATTAATAGACAGGTCTGCTAAGGGGTTAGATTTCTCTTGTATGACACGATTCAAAGACCTTAACCCTGAGTTAGCTAGGAAGTAGATGTCGTCTCCTACGGCCTGTATGGACTTCTTAGACACACATCCTACATTCTCTAGTATCTCTATTACATTTAACTCAGTAGCAGCGATAGTTAAATCTGAGTTATTATTATCACCAAGGATTACAATACATCGTTTACAGAATACAATGATGCGTCCGTTAAATCCAGCAACACTGACAATCTCATCACCACCATTAGTCCATACTTTTCTTAGGTCTAAGGTTAGGAATGATCCTCCATGAAAAGCACCAGTAAGTAAATCAGATCCATACAATGTATACTTATCTGTCGCTGTACCACCAGCCCATAACCTACCATAGGCAGAAGTTACAAAAGAGAACTGATGGTTAGCGGATGTTGTTGCATGAGTTGTCACTGCAAAGTTAGAGTCTACTCTGAGCATAGCCTTACCAGCTTGTGCTAGGTATACAAACCCTCCTAGTGAAGCAGCTTGCCAATCATTATCAGTACCATGTCCTGTAGATATAGCAGTGAGTGTACCAAGACCTCGATAGATTTTACCATTGCCCCAAGTAATATACCCAAGGTGTCCAGTAGAACCTACATAGTCGTGCATACCTACAATAGAAGAAGAGGTGCCACCAGAAGTAGTCTGATATACATACCCCTCTCTAGCACCTAGTCTACCCTCAGAGTCTATAACGCAGTTGTCTGCTTGTAATGCGTATCCACTCGCTAAAGTAATGCTACTTTCCTGAGTGTTTAACCCATAAAATCCAGGGGCTGCAATGGAAGAACTAACTAATTGTTTCATACATTATACCATATAGTCTCTTCTGGATGCTTTGACGCATCTAATGCTATTGCGTTAGATAATGAGTTGTTAGCTGCCATGTATGCAGAGTTACCTGTCTGTCCATTATCTTCACCCCTCTCTTCTACAGCCTTAGCATAGGCTAACAGAACGATAGGACGATGCGGACAAAGTATTCTGTCTGACTCTGCTGTAAGGTCTTCTGATCTTTGAACAACATTAAACCTAACTGTGTACACACCATCAGGCTTAGGGTATAGATCAATAAGAGTATCACCATCAGTACCTACACCATTGAAAGAGTAGTAACTAGGAGAACCAGTGGCTGGAGATGGAGTGAGGTATCTATCATTAAACCAATTTGCAGTCTGGTAATCAACATCACTTTGAGTTGTTGCGTTAACAACCCCTAGAACCTTGATGCTGTTCTGAGAACCATTCAGTTCATAATTAAAAATACCATTAGAAGTGGTAACAGTTAGACTCTGACGTAAGGCAGACCAGTCCCATGCTTGTTCTACTTCTTGAATTGAATCATTGATAAGAGTAGCTATAAGAGATGAATATTCATTCTCATTAATAGATTCTACTTGTCGTTCTCGTAGACGTACAAGAACTGAGTTGATTGCTGCTAAGTAATTCATAGGATTATACCATATTTCTGTTTAAAAGTCAAGAGGTTTATTTTCTTGCTACAATTGATTGACCAAAGTACATACCAACAACTGACATGATTGCATGAGGTAGCCACTCAGGAGTAACCATACCCTCTAGTGTTCTCCACTCTGTTACTGTTGAAGTGAAGTCAAAGAATAAAAGTTTAAATCCACTTGTTACCTCTACTGGTACTACTGTTGGTAGGTTTAAGATAGGAGCAATAAGAATAAACATTGCCATGCCCATAAAGGACACCACTAGGAATCTCCTGATCCATTGTGCATTAGGAGTATCGTAGCTACGTGCTGCTGCTACACTGTCCTCAGAGGCCGAGAATTGCTGCATGAGCATCTTTTGCTGGTCAGCCTTATCCTTCTGTGCCTGCGCCCACATCTTCATTACAGCGCCTCCTAGGACGCTTAACAGCAATGTGATAACTTCTATCGGCATACCAAACATTACTTCTTCTTCTTATGAGTTAGATTCTTACTAGAGGCAGTATGCTTTGCACCCGTCATAAGTTTACCATTAGTCTTGTGAGTCTTGCCTGTATACTCCTTACCATTTGGTAAGTAATGTTTAACACCTTTCATAATAACCTCACCATTTTTCCCTATTAGCCCAATATGCCGCAGACATTTTACCCTTAGCAATGTTCTTACCATGCCTAGCCTTGAATGACTTACGCTTGGCTTTCATCTTATCACTCTCACCAGCCTTGGGCTTACCTGCTGTACTAGCCCCTTGCTCACCAAAGCGAATAGTCTTAGTTACTCCACCTTCTTTAGCTACCACCACATGAGACTTCTTAGGATGGTTAGGTGTACGCTTAGGTTTGTTGTAGGCTGTTAGACCTAGCTTAGTTAGTTTAGCGTCTGGCATTAGAATGTACCCTCTTGAAAGTATAACCAACAAGCGAATGCACTTGCCCCTATAATCCACATTAACTTCTTAACAACCGACTTACCCACTGCAAGGTAGAAACGATCATATGCTTTCTGTGCAGCCAACTCAGCTATCTCTTCTTTCTCTGATTCTGTCAATTTAGTATCACTCATATTTAATATTTGATGTACATAACTACGCCAAAGAAAGCAGCTAGGATAGTTACAAGGATTCCTACAACCTGACCTGCTAATACCAAAGTCTCTTTAACTTCCTTGGCCTGTGCTTTTTGTTTCTTAACATCTGCTTTTTGTTTATTATGAAACTCATCTCTAAACTGACAATACTTATAGTATCCTTGAATAGACTGCTTGTTGAGCATCCATTCTAGTTCTTTCTCCTGCCTCTCTATAGCTTGCTTTGCTTGGTATGCACCTAGTACATCACCAGTACCAATAGCAGCTTTCTGTTGTATAGATTGACTTGCACTAAAGTATTTAGTTACAGCAGATCCAGCATCAGCAATCTCCTTACCATTGGATAATGTTTGCTTGATAACTGCAAAGGCAGCATTCGCAATAGCCAGTTCTGCTAACATACCCATACCCTCTTTGTATACTCTACGGGAATCCCGTATGGTTCTCTTGATGGTTGAACTACTAGGTACTCAGCTTTAACCTTGTTGACAGATGGTTCAATAAGTAAACCCTGTCCCACAGGAGCAAGAGTAGGTGATACATGAACTGGGTATATCTCTAAAGGACTAGAGTTCATTATATACTCTCAATGTTTTTTACACAGAATGCTATCGTAGTTTTATCCTCAGTTTCTTTCTGAGCCGCATAGCCTAGAAGAGGACTTGTAACTAACGCATACTCTAACTCTTTAGCTACTATTAGTAACTCTAATCTACATCTCTTAAGAGTTGAATAACTAGATACCATAACAGGCATTGCAGGTTCTGTACTTACAGAGAGCATAGTAGCTACTACAAGAGCATACATTATTTTTTAGTCTTCTTTTTCTTTCCCTTCTTAGGTGGGGATACTAACTTAGTTCCGTATGACATATTACTCTCCTGTTAAACTATAGCTTCTCTTGCTGCTTCTCTTGCTGTTGTAACATCCGTAGGTATTACTACACCTGTTTCTAAAAATCTAGTGATGTACCAATCGGTTGATGCAAGATAGGCTTGGCTGGTTGCGTTAGTCTCTGCTTGAGCATTAGCTGCAATCTCTACATCAGTGAACTCAGGTGCTGGTACGTTACCCTCTGCTATCCATGCGAGTACATCAGCGCAGTCTCGGTTGGCAGGGTCATTTGGTACTGACATGTTTCCATTGACTTGCCAACCAGACTCGTTAAGTTTGCAGGAAGTAATCCATGCTGTGTTGTTTTCCATGTTATTCTCCTGTTATAGTTCTGCGTCAAAAGCAAGCCAGCTATCAGCACTCGCTGACCTTGCGTAACAACCATCTCCAACAGTAAGACCAGAGGCAACAGTTCCTTGAAAATAGGATGATCTTTCATCTGCGTCAAGAGATACAGCAGTGCAGTTAGTGGCTACACTCCGATGTCTAACGGCAAAATGTGAAGCGTGGCTAAATGTACCTGTCGGAGATGCCCTCATTATTACAGGGTGAGTCATACCCGCAATAACTGCTATCGTAGAGGAATTTACACTACCTCCAGAGGAAACAGGCATACCGTAGGCAAATACCGACCGATGATAATACCTCTGACACAACGCTAACTCTTCCCCGTAGCTCCGATGCTCAAAGTCAGTGGCTACTGAGCCTAGTTCAATTTGAACATTAGTAAACTCTATGTAATCACCCGTTGAAGTTGTTACTGCTGCTGCTGTTGCGCTCAAGGTTGCCATGTATAATGTTAAGCCTGTAGTCCCTGCCATTACAGTACCCGTTGAAGATAGATATTCCCATGCTCCACCTCCAGTGTGTGCTTGGGT